ATGGAAGAGATTGCAAAGAAGCCATTTTACAAACGCTGGTGGTTCCTTGTTCTCGGTGTGATTATCGTTGCAGCTGCTGCTTTGGCAAGCGATGAGGACGATTTGGTACAAGGAGATGAGGGCGATGAGACAGAAGAAGTCCATTCCATCGATTTTCAAGCTGATGTCGCTTTTGAAGGAGAAGAAGTCCATGTATCTGGAAGCACTACTCTTGCTGACAGTTCGTTGATCACTTTAGAAGTTGAGCACATTGAAGATCATGATTATTTCAAAGTGAAAGATGCTGAAGTACAAGAAGGCAAATTTGAATCGGTATTTGATATAAACGATTATCCTGATGGCGAAATAGCCGTTTATTATGAATTCAACCCCTCCTATCAACCCGATGAAATTCAAGAACTTTATGGCAGCGATGGCGAGTTCATCGAAGGTGACGCTGTAAAAAAGGCAGAAACCTCGAATATTCATTATATTGCTTTCGTCGAGTTTGTTGAAAAAGACACATCTAATATCATTCCTATCGACTTTGCAGCGGATATTCATTTTCAAGAAGAGGAAATCGTATTTTCGGGAAATACTAATCTTGTTGACGGTGCGCTGATCACCATAGATATAAATCATACGGAATACCCTGGCTACTTCCAAGCAGATGAAGTTGAAATCCAAGGTGAGCAGTTTGAATCAAAATTTGATATTGGAGGGTACCCTCAGGGAGAGATTACCGTGGAGTATGAATTCCTCCCCGGAAATCAATTGGAAGAAATTGTTGAACTATATGGAGAAGCGGGAGAATTTATGGAAGGAGATGCTGTCAAACCTCAAGGCAGCTTGTCTTCTCAGCGTATTACTTCTAAAGAAACCTTTATGAAGAAAACGGCAGATACCCATTCCATTGAATTTCAGACAGAGGTTCATTCCGAAGATGATGAGGTATCTGTGTCGGGTGATACCAATTTTGAAAATGGCACATTAATCAACGTAGAAGTCATTCATCTTGATGAATCCGATTTGATGGAGATCGATGAAGTGGAAGTTCAGAATGGCCAATTTGAATCTATCATTTCGATACCTGACTTTCCTGAAGGGTTAATCGCCGTATATTCTGAATTTCACCCTGACAAACAAACAGAAGAAATTCAGCAATTGTATGGAAGTTCGGGAGAATTTATTGAAGGGGAAGCAGTACTTCATTACAACTTCAAAAATATGCAGTATATCACCACTCAAGAAGTAATCATGATATCTAACCCGATTCGCTTAACTGGGAGTGGCGACACTGTAACAGAAATGTTCGAATTAACCGACGGATTTGCAGTTGTAGATTTCTCACATAGTGGTGAAAGGAACTTCTCCGTAAAACTGATGGATGAATCAGGGACCTCTTCCCTCCTAGCAAATGAAATCGGAAACTACAGTGGAACCAGTTTTGAATTAACTGAGGACGGTGAATACCTGCTCGAGATCAATGCGGATGGAGAGTGGTCTGTATCAATGGACCAATCCTTTCCCGCTCCATCGAATATTGAAGAAGGGGAACCGCATTCTCTTTCAGGTATCGTAGACAGCGTTATCTTCCTCTCTCTTGAACCAGGGTTGAAACGTATTGATTTAACGCATAGTGGAGGAAGGAATTTCATCGTAAAACTTAACGGCGTTTCTTTATGGGCGAATGAAATCGGCAGCTACTCAGGAGCCACTACAGAGATGATAAATGAAGAGAGTGTTTATGCAGTCTCAGTTATTGCTGACGGCGAATGGACAATCGATATTGAATAGGTAACAGGCTCCATCCTATCCCAAATGAAGAAGACATCAATATATATTTTGCGCAACGTCGATTCAAGCACTCCTCCCTTGACCTGGATTTCAAGTTAATAGATCAATAACTATCTGTTCCCTTCAAAACATTCACACCCCTTAAATACCATGACTAAAGGTTCTATATTTGTAAAATGAAATACGTGTTAGAAATACTTTGCGCACAATGAAGTCACTTGCTCTCTATGAAAAGACAATTTGAATAATGATAGTTATGCTCATTCCACTAACTTTCTTTAATTACCTGCATAAGGAGGCTTATCATGAGACAACCCCGTTTTGTTCTCAACGGCATAATCATGGTATTCACGGTAGTTTTGGCAGCGTGTGGCGCTGAAAACATGGAAGAAGATGAACTTTCCGCAGAAAACAACTCGAACTATGTAGAAAATAGTAATGTTTCCAGCAACAATGAGAATATCTCCAGTAACAATTTAGTAGATGATGAAGACATTGCGCCTCAAAATTGCAGCGATTTTAGTGATGGAAGAGAAGTATTTAATTTTTGGTCGGATAATGGCTACCACTCTAGTAATGACCCGCTTAACCTTGATGGAAATAGCAGCGGAGTACCTTGCGAAGTTTTGACTTCAGACTTGGAAGAGGATTTCAAAGAGTATGAGAATTCAATAACTGCTTCCAATCAGTCTGCCGATGAAGAGACTGCTACGATGGATTTAAACGATTATATAGAAATGTTAGTTGAGGACATTAGCGGTTTGGAAACAGGGCATGAAGATTATCCATTTACTCTAAATGACATTGAATCACTAGAACAAACAGACGATATGCAAATACTTGAAATAACCTTAGTCTCCCACTATGGATGGAGTCCCGATTCAATAAAAAACACCTCGCTCGATGAGAGTGTTGATTATTTTAAAAGGATTTTTGCAGACCGTGAAGAATTTCAAAGAGTCGAAATTTATTGGCTTGCACCATTTACTGATCAATATGGAAATACAGAACTTGGAGAAATGGTAAATGTAGATCTCACGAAAGATACGAGCGAAAGAATCAATTGGGATCAATTTGATGCTAAAAATCTCCCTGAAGTAGCTGATTACTATCATCAGCATCAGAGTTTTGATTAATAAATGCAGCCAATAAAAATAAAGGATAATCGCAGCTTTTCCTACATGAAGTCCTATTGGAAGAATTCAAATTACAATAAAAAGAAACTTCCATATGAAGGAAGTTTAAACAAGTATAAAATGGCGACCCTGAGAGGATTCGAACCTCCGACCTGCTGCTTAGGAGGCCGTTGACTGCCTTAGGATGATGTAAGGTGAAGTGTAAAATATATTGATGCAACGGACTATATATGTGTTTTAACCTAACGTGATTTGATTTGGTTGGGGCACAAATGATGAAATTGTTCCCCAAAAGTTCCCCATATGATACAAAGCAGGGCTGCGGCTCTGCTTCTTTTTTTATAAAAAGATTTTAGGTTATGGTTTACACCAGCCGAATCTGCCATCATCGAGTTGTTTGAATTTGAAGATGTGGTGAAGCAGATTTACTCAAATAAAAAAAGGAACTGCGCCAACAGTTCCTTGAGATAGGTCCGAAACCTATCGGTGAAGGACCGGCAAGTCCTTCAAAATCTTATGACAGAGTAAAGCAAATCCGAAATGTACCACGAATCGTCCGGCGCTTTTAATATGCGCAAATTTGCGATGAACAACGAACTCAATATCAATAATGTCCGTCATACTTTCACTAGATTGCGCTCAAAATGCCAGCATCTTTGCGATTGAAATTACAACTAACTTAAATTTATTTTAACTTTAACTTTCTTGTAAGTCAATAAAAAACAAAGACAAGGACAGGGGCCAGTAGCCCCTGTTTTTTTATTTGCTTAAAACAGCCTGCCGTTTTTCTTGGTTCCAATCTACGTTGAGATCAAGCTTCTCGCCCAGCTCGCGCACGGGCAGGAAGGTCCGACCCTCGACGATCGTACCGTCTACCTCATTACCATTTAGCTTGGCGACATGCTTATCTTGATCCCAGTCCACTGATGCCCCGACCAGATCCGCTAGCGTCCGCATCTGTGCAAAGCTGCGCCCATCCTCGATAAAAGCAGGGATCTCCTCGCCGTTGTAAGTAACAGACGGCTCTGGTTTGCTCTCTGTTTTGTTGGCCTCCTCGATCACTCTGGAGAGCGGGAAGTTACGTCCCGGACAAGCGGTATTGCTGACGCCGTTATGCCCGATGATCTCCGCATTCGGATAATCCTTTTTGAGCTTGCGGACCAGCCAGATACAAGCCTCGATCTGCTCCTCGGAAGGAGTCTGAGAGTCAAAATTACCGGCCACACAGACGCCGATGCTGCGGTTGTTATAGCTGCCACCGGCATGAGCGCCCTGTTTTTTGCCTCGTCCCTTATAGATGATAGCCTGTCGGTGGATAAAGTAGTTATAGCCAATTCCGGCCCACCCCAGATCGTCACGATGATACATGTGCGTGTCCATTAGACCCCAGGACGGATGAGCCGTGTGATGGATGATGATATACTCCACGTTGTTTAGGTTACGGAGGCTGCCGTTAAAACGGAGATTCGGCTCTACAATTTGCATTATGCTTTCCCCTTCCTTTTTCTTGCTTCCTCTGTCACATCGTTATCGCGCCACCACGCCCAGATAGCAGCAGCAGTCGTTACAACTGCAGATACACCTTGCTCCATCTCCTCTTGTGTAAACGGCAGCGGTGACATGCCAAACGACGCCAGCAGTTGATTGATCAGTGCCAGCGCCAGTACAGTCGTGCGGATGATCGTTCCCTTATCCATTGTTAGCCTCCTACATAAAATTGAGAATAAAGAATAAATGCGACAAATCAGCGTTAACGAGCACGCCGATCACAAGCACAAATGCCAGTATCGTCATAAAAAACCACTTAAACGTTCGGCTGACAATACCCTTTAAAAAATCTGTAAATCCATCCTGCTTGTCCAATACGGCCTGCATGCCTTGCTTTATATCCCTTGTATCTGTCTTGAGAGAGTCTATACTACGTTTGAGCTCATCCATACGTTGATGCGCTTGAGTGTCGCGCATCTGCACCTCCTCTTTTAGATTGGTGAGCTCCCCCTCGATCTCTTTGATTTTTTGCTCTACATCTTTGATGTCCGCTAACTGCTGACCTGATGACATTCTTAGCCCCCTCTGACTACATAATAAAAGGCACGACCTATCGCCGCACCTCTGCTGATGATTGCTTCATATCCTGTTTAATTTTCTTGATTAAGGTCGGCCGGTCATCGCCAAATACCGCCTCCAGGCTAAAGCCATCCGGCTCGTAGACCTCTCGTATCATCGTGATGCGGGCATCGATGGTGACGCCCCAATCCTTGTTTTGCAGGGTAACGATGTCGCCGAGGTCATAGTCTGTCTCGTACGTAAACGGAGACTGCTGCAGGATGTCGCCCTCTAAAAAGACTTCCTGCTCCCGATCCCGGAGCTCTCGTTCTCCTCGGTTCTCCAGTTCTTCAATGATATCCTCTTCCGGACGTGGCTGGTCCTCGCCTTCTTCATCCTCTTCCTCTTCATCCACGTCTCGGGCATCTACAAAGGTCTCGTAGCGCTCCAGGCCCTCGCCACCGCCAACCTCGACAAAGCGGCGTTCGGTTCCCTCACCTTGGCCACCCACATAAGCAGCGTTTCGGTAGTCTGTATCATCCTCGTAAAAGTTCATGCTCTTGAGAGAGTCAAACTGCGGCGAAAAGATAACAGGTGGATTGTCTGATTGCGATGTAGTTAGGTCTTTGCCTTCCAATACAACAAAATCCCACCGCTGTTCGGCGATGTTGAGCACGACATTCCAGCCCATGCCGGATGCTTTCGACTGGTCCTCTAATTCCTCGGCAAGGTTCTTATAGCGACTTCTCCACTGCAGCGTCTCGCCTTTTTCTTCGTTGTCGGTGACATGGATTTTCTCGATCTGACGCTCCGAATCGTCGGGATCTACCACGTTCCGCTCCACATAATGCTTCATCACGGTTTCGGCTGGTCCTTGCCGGTTATCATAGGACGTGTGCGACGGCGGTAGGGTGAGACGCTGCGACAGGATAGACTTAAGCGCGGGCGCACGTATGTTCCAAACCTCCGACGCTTTGCCGTCCTGATCCAGCTCAATCTCTCGCCTACGGATGATAAACACTTTGCTGGTGTCGCCGCCTACCATTAAAACGACGCCCTTCTGTAGTAGATGGGCGTCTCTGGTGTGGCGGTTTATTCGTAGTTCTAACTCTCCAACACCGCGCCAGTCTCTCTCGACAATAGCGGACGTGTATCGGTCTAACTCCGTCAGTAGCTCAAAATCTTGTGTGACTACTCTGATGGGTTTCATGCGTCACCTCCAACCTGTATAGTAATGATTTAAAGGGGTGTTAATTTATGAAAAGTGCTGTTGAACAAGTAAGAGAAAACCTAATCCTGAACGATAAACTTGTGGAAGCTGCGAACATTCAACCTGCTACGGATATAATGAACAGTGTGGATTTTTTTAATCCTTGGACAGAGGATATTTCTGCAGTCCAAAAAATGAACGCTGAATTACAAGAAATGCGTGAGAACTTCCGTCCACTTGAAGCATTTAACGAAGGTGTAAACAGCATTGTTGATTCAATGCAAAACATATACACTTTTCAAGATTACATTAACGAATTAGAATTAACGCCAACCCTCAATTCGTCATTGCAAGAGATTATAGACATTTATGCCAACTATGACCTTGAAGAGAAGACTGCGGACAACGAAGAGTTTGCAAAAGAAGTGAAAGAAAAAATTAAAAAAGCCTCGAAAGTCACTTTTAAAGGTATTGTTATATTAATAAGGGCGTTCCCCCGACTTTTAAAAATTCTTTATGAAGAAGGTTCAGTAAGCCAAGAGGAAATCCAAGAAATAATAGAAAAGTGTAATAGAGAATTTAGTGAAATTGTAATAGAACTAGAAAAGCAGAAGGACGAGTAACCTTCTGCTTTTAGTAATTCAACTATTGCGCATCATCGGTCTGCTATTCCGTAATCAGCTTTTCAAGGCCCAGCGCCCGCAGTTCGTCCGCTACTTCCTCTTTTAAAACGTTCGGCACCTCGTCGTATGTCTTTGCCTCTCGTACAATGAGTGTTGTATAAATCGTCGCCATCGTATATCGCTCCTTTAGTAGTATTTGAAACGCTGCCCACGCCGTCTTAATTATCCGCAGCATCTAAAATCGCCTGTACTTCTTCCTGCAGGTGCGCCGGAACATCATCGATCGTTTTTTCCCCGCGCTCGATCAGTCGTGCGTATATCGTCGCCATCTATTCCGCCTCCTTGTTCATTTCTTCGTAAAGCTCGGTTACCGCCAGCATCACATTTGTATTTTCCGATTCCAGCGACAGGTTCTTTTCGTACACTTCCGTCATTGCGTCCATTGCGGATAAAATATCAACAGCATTTTCGCCGCTTTGGTTGTACGCTATGATGAGGTTAAACGGATGGTTTTTCGGGATGCTCACTTCTTCGCCATCGGGCAGTGTTCCGTCTTTTACGTAGTCGATGTACATCGAGGTAAAATCCTCCGGCATCCGTTTGATTTCCTCATAACGCTCCTGCATCGCTTCTGTGACTTCAATTTCTTTTGTTCCTACGATCTTGATATGATCGTGTTTTTCGGCTACTTTTTCCCACCAATCAACGGACGGGAGTGCATAAGTAGTGCGCTCATTTCCGTTTTCGTTGATTGTGATTTCGTGGGGATGTAATGTGTATTGATTGCCTTTGCGTTGTAGCATGTTAACACCCCTTTCTTACTCGCTAAATTCAAGGACGAAACGGACGCCGAAAACCGAGGCAGAATTAACCGACGAATTCTGTCCTGCGTTAGAAACTCCGGAAGAACCTCCGCGAACGACGCGAGAATTTGTGCTATCCTCGACCGTTTCCTGACACCGAGAAGAAGCCCCGTCTCCAAAGTCACTGTCAGTATGCAAGTCCTCATCTGTAAAACCCACTCCCCAATCCGGCACATCGCTTTCTACGTAATCAGGATTTACCCAATCGCCGGTAGCCGCTCGTTCGTGTATCGGCAACATAAGTCTGTTCCACTCGCTACCGGGAGCGTCTCGATCACCGTCATGATTGCTATCCAAAGGGTCGTTGGCGGATCCTCTCATTAATCTCACTCTGTACGTCAACCCATCGATGGTCACTTGCGCGTCTTGAGCAACGCGGTCACTCGGACTAAAATTACTGTCATTGTCGAGCATCCACTGTTCGCCGCTAGATATGTCGTCCCCAGTGCCGTATACCGCGCCTAAGTTATAAATACTGTTCCAGTTTACGCCATACACAATCGGCTTTTTATTCACAAACTGGACGTTCCCCTCGTACGAAAACTTCAGCCACCCTTCATCGGAAAATTGACTGGTTCCTGTTGACAATCCTAATTCGCTTAGCAAGTCTTCTCCAGTTATGAGTTGCGATGCAGCCACCTGGCCATAGTACCCCGCGTCCATATCGCCTCCGACCAGCTGTGATGGCCCGGGCGCGGGGGAGTTATTGTTAAAAGCGAAACTCTCCCATATCGCCTCCCCCTCCGCCTCACCTAAACAAACAAAAGCCTCGCGAATGTATTCGCCGTCGTCGTATATCCATACGCTCCCTGCCAAAAATCCCCCATCGCTGTTGTCGGTAGATTCCGGCTTCCTTTCTGCGTCAAACTTAGAGGGTCGTGTGTTGCTTTTTAATTCATTTATTAGATCCATGACGTCTTGCCCGTCAATCTGAGTGCCTTCCTTTAACCTCGCCATCCTACCACTCCTTTCAATTAAAAAAGCAGCCCGGATGGACTGCCCTTACGTTATTCCGATGCCGATACAGCCTTAATCCTAGATGGATCATGCCCGGTCTCTTCCGCGATTCTTCTGGACAAATAAAATGCCTCATCCACCCTGTCCATATCCACGTCTATTCGGATGATTTCGTCCGAAGAAGCCATTCCGTTTCCTTCTGTCGAAAATAGCTTGTAGTCTACCCATGCCATCATATTCATCAACCCCTATCGAGTAGTAGCCTTTATGGCCCTACTCTACATACTCCTAGAGGTCGAAAAATGTGTCAGTTTTTCCGATATTTTTTTTGAAAAACTACTCACATTACTGAGGCGCAGTTAGTTGTTTAAAAACATCGCTAGCGCTCTCCGTTAGTTGAGGAATGGTTCTAAATCTTTGTACGAAAATGAACTGTAATTAATATTGTTATCGTTAAAATACTTCCTAACTAAATCAACTAAACTGTGGTTTGTTCCATTGTATTCTTCATTACTTTTAGCAAATTCGATAGCTTTTTTAGTCTGTTCTGGCATCATTTAACCCCCAATATTTTTATTGTTAACGAACCCGATGTAGGCTCGGTATTTGCGCCATATCTAAACCTCAAACCAGCGAAAAAAGCGTTAGGATTACCTCCGAAAATTTTATCAAAACCATCTTCTGCGTTAAAACTAGCAATCAAGTAACGAACCCCACTATTTTCAGGTGTACTAATAGTCGGTATTGACCAAGTTTCTCCGTCAAAATAACGATATGCCCCTGATGTTCCAGCTGATGTTGGTGTCCAAGCTCTTATTTCTACACTAGCATCAAGAGTATCAATAACAACAACGTTTATATATCTGTATTGCTTTAATGTTTCGAGATCAACACTCTCCGTGAAACTATTTCCACTACCTGTAACTGCTTCTGCGTCTAAGAGTATGTGCTCATCAACTATACTCCCAGTAAGTTGAGCAGTGGTCTGCATGGCATAGCTGCCGTCATCCTTCTGTTTGATCAAATCTCCGACTGTAAAACTAGGCATCCAAATCTACCCCTTCCTCAATTCCCTCAATCTCGATTTCCTTGCCATCTGTAAACTTGACGCTCAACCCTTCCAGCAGCTCGTTGACAAATAGGTTGCCTTTTTGGTCAAAATACATGCCTTCAGGTGAGACGAGGTTTTCTTTTATGCCCAACAGGATCTCGACAAAGCGCTCAAAATCGATACCCTCGTCTATCTCTGTGTCCTCGTCGATGGTGTACGTGTCGTCAATCTCCTGCGCCTCGTCCCAGCTGGCGATTAGTTCAAAAACCTCTCCACGGAGCAAGAGGCTGCCGTCAGCGTTGATTCTGGCAATCGTCCGCATTAGTCATCCACCACCAGATCAAGCGTGCCTGTGCTGCTGTTGTAGCGCCACGCAAAGGGGCCATATTGGTGAGGTTCGTCGTCCGTTTTGTGGTCTCGAAACTCCGGGTATGGCGTAAAACCTTCATCTTTAACGCCGTCAATAAATTCTTCCCATTCCTCCAAAAACTGCGATGTGGGAATGCTGATCAGCGAGTGCACAAGGCCGCAAAGGTCCTCGTCCAGTCGTTCATCGGTAACATCCTCTTGCTGCAGACTCGCCGTGTCCTGATTGACGTAGATTTGTGCGAGTGAGACCTCGTAGATAAAGTTGTCTCGCTGTAGTTCCGGTGGCTCCGGATCTTCCGCTGAGTCTCCCTCCAAGACAAACAACTTGATAAATCGGCTCTGGTTTCTGCTATCCCAGCGGAGCACCACTCGATCAATGCGGTCCAAATCCGACTCCGGGACGGCGTGCTCCAGCGTCAGATCGGATGTGTTCTCATAAAAATAACCGCGCATAATAGCACGGCCCGAACTGACAACTGTATTGAGTGTGCCCGCCTCTACGTTGACCTCCATGCCCGGATTCTCGTCTGTGTGCAACAGGCCGGTGCTGAGAACACTATTAAAATACTCAGCAAAGTCGGCTGCTTGATACTTTCGTTGATCGTCCGTAGTGCTGTTAAAAAACTTATAGATTTCCGCCATAAAACTTCATCCTCTCTATACTCCGACGTATTTCTTTTGCCAAAACATGTCCACGCGCGCGCCTTGGATGTCGTTGTCGGCGCTGTATTCAAGCTCATTCTCACCAATGGCAAGCTGGAAAAACGTGCTCTCCAGGTCGATCCAGTTAAATACGTTTCTCTCGGACCCGTCAGCAGATACAAAAACCACGCTCTTTTGTCCGGGCGTGGTGTCGATCCTCATATATTCGTCTTCATCAAGAGTTTGGTTAACCTTAATAAACTCATCCGTCGTCATGTTATCAATACGCGGATTCTCGGCAGGTCCGTAAAACTCAATCTGCAGCGGGGACGGAGCATCTCCATCATTGTCGATCACCCTCGCATCACGCTGCAGGCCCATCTCAAACTCTCCTTCAAAGGCAAATTCAAAGAGTGGCTCGAACGTGGGTTCTTCTTCGATGTTGGGTGATCGCCAATATGGGTTTGGGGCCATCAAATCAATGGTAGTTTTTAGATAAATATTCCCCTGCTCAGCATCCTCAGAAAATTTAGGTGCACCATCACTCACAGCATCAATCAAATATTCATCTCCGTTGGGCTCAACTACCTTTAAAACACCTAACCCGTATTTTGGATTAAACGATGCAGCAAACATCCGCCTCAGTTCATAAAGCGTTTCTGTATTACCTAATAAAAACACTTCCAATGTCATCTCTCTAGGGTCAAACAGCTGGTCGATCAATGATTCTCCGTCCTGGAAGGGTGCTTTTTCCATTTGCAACTCTACATCTGAGCCGCCGATGCCTTTTATTTTTTTTAGTCGGTACTGATCACGAGTGTGCTGATGAAAATCGACTGATGGCCCTCTAGCTGGTTCCCATGATACTTGCATTAGCTAGACCCCCATTCCTCGGCTGCTTGCCTCAGCATTTTTCGTTGTTTTCTTCGTTCTTCGGATGGATCTCTGGAGTCGTTAAAGGTCTGCTGTATAACAATCTCTTGAGCAGCTTCCGCTCCCGCCCCAACCGTCGCCAGATCAAAGTCTCCACCTGTAATATCCGGGAGACTGAGTAAGTCAGCCATCATGCTTTGGATGCTAGACTGACTTTGGTTTAAAGAATCCATTATTGGATTGCCGAAATCCAGCTTGTGAATGTCTCGTAAAGGACCTTCTTTGGCAGGAGAAAATGGTAAAAAGTCTCTCGCTGAACTAGCCACATCGCCGATGGCTCCTGTAACTTCTCCAATGGCTCCTTTAATTCCATCGGCAATTGATCCGACAATGTTGGCACCAGCATCATAAAAGTCCGTAACCCATCCAATGACTGTATCGTAAGCCTCGCTCATTCCGTCCGATACTGCAGATACAACATCCGAAAAGGCTGTGGCCGCACCATCATACAAGTCTGTAAAAGTAGAGATTACGCCCTCGTATATATCTGATGCAATCCGTGTGGCCGTACTGAGCATTTCTTCGAAGTTTTGCCTAATCGAAGAAAGCATATCGCCAAGGAACCCCGTCACAGAGCTGTAGATTTCGGACCAAGTTTTAGTGATAAACGATAATACTTCAGACATGGTTGAGCTGGCTGTGCTAAGCATTTCCGCAAAATTTTGAGTGATGGAGGAAAGTATATTCCCTAGAAAATCCGCAACAGCCGTATAAATATCGGACCAAGTTTGTCTTATGAAGGATAAAACATCAGACATGATCGTGGTCGTGGTGCTGAGTACATTAGAAAAGATAGAGGACACTCGTTCAAAAATGGACGATAGCATTTCTGATGTCACAGAAAACGCATTGCTCCAGGCCTCCGAAATCGCAGAATAAATATCATTAAAGATATCAACGGCGCTCGATAACAAATCCGTGAAAAATCCGACAACAGTGCTTACTATCTCCGACACAATTTCGGTTCCTGAAGAAAGCAAATCTTGAAACCAGTCAATAATGGCATTGACCATATCCGGTATGATCGAGTTACCAACAAGCGTGTCGTACAAACCTTGGAAAAAGCCGACGATCGTATCTACAAACGTCGATATAAACGAGACGACCCCCTCCCAGAGGCTTTGCACGAAGTTGATGGCTGATTCTGTGGCTCGCTCCCACTGCTCGGTGGCTGCTGTTAGATCTCCCGCCAGCAGACTGCCCACAGCCATTGCGACGTTAGCAACAGTACTGACGAGGCTCACAAAAGCACTTAGCAATGGGCCGACCGCTGCAACTACTGCATTAATTGTCGACATAGCCACAGCAAAAGCTGCTACCAATGCGCCGCCGACAATAGCGGCAAGCAATTCTAATTTCGGCCGCAATGTATCAAACAATTCCACGAGTTGTTCCCATGTTGGCTGCAAAGAGTCTCGGAAATTCTCGAAGTTTTCAAGTAACGAGTCGATAAACTCACGAGCCGCCTCTACAATATCCTGTCCATGTGTCTGCCAAAATTCCTGCACTTGGGTCAGCACATCGCCGATAAACTCCGCGATATTGAGCATGACCTCGGAGATACGCTCAAATATCTGAGTAAAGATTTCTCTTGTTCGTTCCAGTATGGCCGATCCATTCTCATCCCAGAATGATCGGATGGCTGATACCGCATCCATAAAGACCTCACGGACGCTTTGCATGGCTGAGTTGATGATCTCGCGGAACTCCTCCGAGGTTTGATAGGCGATGATAAAACCAGCGACTAACCCAGCGATAGCGCCGACAATCAAGCCGATTGGCGATAGAAAAGCCGCAAAGATTTTGACTAATGCACCTGTAGCCACCATCATTTTCCCAAAGATAAACAAAGCTGGACCTAATGCGGCAACTAACCCTGTAACTACACCGATAAGCGCCTGCGTCCGTCCAGATAGATTGACAAAGTATGTGGCAACATCAGAAATGCGCTGCCCGAATTCCTGCAGAACTGGTAAAATTCTGTCTTGTATGATCGGGAATACAACATCCATCAAAAAACCCATGACCTCGGCGGCCACGGGCATAAAAACAGATTTAAGCATGCGCGTCATATCATCCCAAGCGTCGTTAAACTCCTCGGAGGCTTCCACCATGTCATCAGACATAATAATGCCCATGTCCTCAGCGTGCTCCATGAGCTCTTCCATCGACATGTTTCCTTCTTCGATTGCTGTAGCAAGCTCAGGGCCTACCTTGGAGCCGAATAAGTCCATGGCCTTCTCTGTTCTGACGCTGCTGTCCTCAATCCCGTGCAGACCCTCAATCGATTGCATCATCGCATCGTTGGTCGAGAGCGTTCCGTTGTCGAGATCCTCCATACTAACGCCCAATTCAGAAAGTTGATCACGGGCATCGTCAGAACCTTGTGCTGCTTCGCCCATGGTTTGATTGAGGTTGCGCAGGCCGCGCTCCATCGTGGATTGCTCCACGCCCATCTGCCCCATGGCATATTCCATCTTTTGATACTCTTCGTAGGATAAACCAACGGCGCGGCTGTTTTTGGCAATCTCATCGCCACTATTGGCAAACCCTTTCGTGACACCAACAAGACCAGCAGCAAGGCCAGCAATAGGGCCGGTGATCATCGCTGTCATCCCTGCGCCGACGCTGCTTACTTGCTGGCCAGCATCCTGCATGGATTGACCCATGCCTTGAACGCCGGATTTTGCCTCATTTAGTCCGTTTTTGAGGTCTGATACTTGCGACCGTAACGTAACTACAACATCTCCAATGCTCATGATCGTTTCACCGTCCCTCCGAGCGCCTTAGCCCAGTTCATCGCCGCTACTTTCTGCTGGTCCACAGTGTTGTTGTGGGCTCTAGATTTCTTTTCGCCAAACCACTCCAGCGGCTCTTTCCGTTTGTTCTGCTTCTTTTTCGGTAGCTTGCTATTGTAGATCACGGATGCAATCAACCCGGCTCGAAAGTCCTCCCGTCGTTGCACAGCAGCCTCATATCGCTTTTTCTCATTCATGCGGTCGATAAGTGCCGCGAAGTGCGCGGGCGTAGTCTCCCACCAGATCTGATGATCCGTCATGCCAAATTCAAAGCGCCCGATCGACCATAACTCTAGCCAATCGAGCGCTTTTTGTTTTTTGTTGTGCCACCGCCGGATTTTTCCGTGTTGTCATCCGCTTTTTTGACGTTCATCTGCTGCATGGCATCTTTAATTTTGTCAAAAACATCTTCCATGTTGCCTGGGTGAATGGCGTGGCCGACCTGCTCATAAGTGAGATCTGGATCCTCGTGCAGCATGGATACCCAGACAAACGTAAGCACATCAATCAGGCTTTCCTCGTCCATTTTGTCTATGCTTTTGCCGCGATGTTCTTCAAACTTCGCCATGGCACCGAGTGTGATGTACATTGTTCGTGGTTTGTCTAGTTCTACTTCAATTGGCTTTGGCATATTCGACATGTTTATTCTGCTCCCCCTTCAGATCCAGCCTCAAATGTCGGCTTTCCAGATACCTTCCACGATACGCTGGCTTTGATTGCTTCTTCCATTTCCGCCTCAATCTCAAATCCGTTGACAAAGGCTTCGAACTCAAAATAAGAGCGATCCTCTTCTTCGTCTGCATCCGGGAAAATCATGCGGTACATCTCATTGTCGCCTGCATTAAAATCATCGAGCGCCTTCATGTGAGAGGGCTCGTCCTTAAGAAAGAACAGTTCTGCCTCAATTTCACCGGCGTCTTTAAGTCCTTGCACATACTCCCGGTATCCACCTTCGGAGTCGTGTGATGTGACGTCAATTTCGTCAGCTTCCATGGACGGTCCTGTAATATCTGTGAGTTCCGCTACCCCCTCCCACGTATCCGTCTCCGTTTTCCTTTTAATCTGTGTACCAAAGGCTTTTTTTGCTTGTGAAGTCATATCAAATCTCTCCCTTTTCGTTAGTCAGAATAAGAGACGCTGAAATCAACGCTCTTTTGATAAACGCCTGTGTCAATATCGTGCTGGTCGGGTCCATAAGCATCTACAAAGATGGACTGAAACCCTGGTTTACTATACTCGCGGTAGCCGGATAGGCGGTCAATAATGTCATTAATTGTCGTGACGCATCGTCCATAATTTTTAGATGATACGGTAACTTGTATAGAGGTGGTGTATAAATTAGAGTCTCCGGAATGAGAGTAGTATCGGCTGCCTGCAATCTGCTGATATTTTGTGAAAACCTCATCCGATCCCCACTCTGATAGTTGCCTTGGGATCGTGAGGGGATACGTCGGCTCACCTGTGGCTTCAGAAACTATCTGCTGAAATCTACTGAGCATCATATCAACTACCCGCCAGATCGCTGATAGCACCGACAAAAGCTGCCCGTTGAGCACTGCGCGTGTTCATGAGCGCAGGTCTTAGATACGGCTGGGCGCTCGTTGAAAAGTTCCTTCCCAGAGCGTCCGCGCCTGTAAATCCAAACTCAATGCGTGCCGCATAAGGAACTTCCTCGGACGGGCCCACGCGCGCATCACCACCGCTCACTTCGTGCGTAATGGATCTTCGGAGGGTGCCTGTCTCCACTGGCGCCATAGATTTTGCCACGCTCTCTACTTCGAGGGAAGCTGTCTCCAAGGCTGTAGCCACAGCATCATCCACGCCTCCCTCCAACGCCTCCAACTTAGCTACAACAGCATCTAGTCCGGAAATGTCCATGGAAAACATATCTTTTCCCATTAGATTGCCCTCCTCTCTACCTGCAGGCGCGTGTGCGTGTCTTGTGAATTGATCTCGACCAAAAGGACCCTATACGTTTCCTCTTTGCCATTGCGCGAAGTGTGGACTTCCATTCCGGTCTTGATATCCGGATACACACCGATCAAAAGGATGGAGTGCGTGTGCAGTCCGTAGACGCTGCCATCATTTCGCACCTCATCTCCTCCAGCGCTGGATATCTGTGCTTTTAACCCTTCATAAAGCGTGGATTCTGACGGGATTGGCTGCCCGAAGTCATCCGTTTGATCCTCGTCCTCGGTGGTGATGTCCACTACATGCAAAAACCGGTTGCTGATCCAATCCATGCGGCGGTTGTCGATGATGGCTCTATTTTGCACGACGCATCATATCCTTCCAGACAAGCTCACGAGCGCTGAACATGTCGTTGGCCTGCTCCACGATGGCAAAGCCGCCTTCTTCTTCGTAATCTTTTCTAAGTTGTTGAGCGGCCTTCCGTAAGTCGGCGGCTACCTGTGGTCCGTTGGTTTGCGTATCTTGCGACGTGACCACCTTCAGGATGATCGTCTCAGAAGATGCCATTGTCTCTAGAGCACGAGCCGCTGCAAGCTTCCACTCACCATCCTCCATCGCAAGGAACGCCTCGATCTCATCATCATCAAAGTAGCGGTTGTCCTCGTTGGTGTCCGCAATAACAAGCCGTATACGGCCTTTCTTGGTTTTAGGGTCATAACTAAAACTCATACATCCTCACCTGCCGGATGTCGCTGAGGCTCTCGCAGATTATCCGGAGGATCCGAGCGTTTTTTGATGTCCTTCACGTCCTTGCTGATGGACTTAATCTCTTTCCCGATGTCTTCTAAGGCTTTTAAATGCGGATCTTTTGGCACGATCATCCCTCCTTGTCTAAATAAAAAGAGCGCAGCCTCAGCTACGCTCCTCTGTTTACTCTCCGGATCCGTTGGATGCTACTGCATAACGAGGGTCCATGAGGGTCCCGCCAAAGACGTGGCGGACCTTATACGTGATAGAGTCCGTATCAAAGTCGCCCCACATCGGATCACCAAGCTGCCCACCACCAGGGCGCATAGCATTCGGAGACTTCATCATGAGGGTTGGGTCTTCGTATCCTCGCAGACGCCCGAACTCCATGGCTCCTCGTCCCTCGGATGGGTCCGCAAACAAGAACCATGGTGGGTTGGCTGCATCTTTTGCTACCACAGGGATGTAGTCATTGACCACAATCTGCAGATCGTTGCGCATCCAGTTGGCTGTGATCATTTCCTGTTCGGACGTGCCGCCGCCAGTACCTTTCGAGCGGATTTCTGTCGCATTGATGATCTGTCGCGCCTGCACTTCGAGCTCAGGAGGGACAACGAGATAACGCGGACGGTTATAAATAGGCTCTCCGGTCGTTGGGTCCTTTTGAGACCGCATCTGTGTAAAGCCTTTCTGGATCCCCTCGACGTTAAGCTTTGGGTTGCCTTCGATCACGTTGTTGTTTCCAGAAGTAAAGAACGTCCCACGCGGACCGCTACCAGATAGGAAGAGGTTCGTGACAAACTTTTCTTCGGATCGTCGAGCACCGCGGCCCAGACGTTCTGGAGCGTCAGCAAAAGCGTCAAGGTCATCATTAATGAGTGTTTCCCAAGCAAACTGGAGCAGCTTACCGAACTTCTTGACCTGATACTGGTACTTGCCCTCATCCATCGTGTCGAGTTTGTATTCCTGCTGCTGCTTAACCTCGTCCAGTACGCCGTCAGCACCGTCGACATAATGACGGTTGACCGGACGGAAGTCTGGAACGGTCGTCACGCGCGTGTACGCCTGAAACGTCTGCGGACTGTGGCGGTAACCTGCCAGTAGTAGACGGTCGATGACATCACCGAATAGTAACGGGAAGTCCGATGTGGCCATGGCTTCTTGGAGCGCATGAGTCGGAAGCTTCCCCTGCATGACGCCTGCAAGTAGTTGTGCAGACTCCGCAAAACGACGCTGCCGCTCTGGGTCCTGTTTGGCCTGTTGTGCCATGGTCGACACGCTACGGGAGCTTGTCTCTAGAAAAGAGCTGTTCGCTTGAGAAGAGTCTACTACCTCATCCCGAATATCTTTGACAATGTTGATCATGTTAGATTGACTCATATTATTTCCCCACCTTTACTGTAATATCCTCATCTTCGCCAGCTTCAAGGGCATACCCGAAATGCGGCGATGCTCCCTCCGCATCATCTGCTGAAAGTGCACCATCAGCAAAATACAGGGCGTCGCCTTCTTCGACCGCACCTGTCACTGCCAACTTATAGGCGCCGGTAGTGTCCACGCTGACCTTGTCGTCCTCGTCTGCATCCGTTACGGCTACTGCAGGGAGGTCTCCTACAACAACCGGATCACCGGACTCTGTACCTTCTGGCACTGCTAGATATAGCTTCTCCGCTTGGATATATACTTTGTTCTTTGCCATGGTTTACTTCCTCCCTTTCGCGGCTACTTTGGCAGCCTCTTCATCTAGTCCCATACCTTTAAACGCCTCAACCAACGATGCCTCGCTCTGCTCCGCATCAAAACCAGCACCCTGTGCGGATTCAGCAAAGTTTTTGACGCCCGTACCACCGGATACCTGCTGGATATATGCCATCTCGTCTTTTACGGCTTTCTTGACCGATTCCTGCACCTTTTCATAGTCCAGTTCCAGCTTGTCGGTCAGTGGTAGATCCACGCTTGCCTCTTTGACAATACGAGTCACTGCCGGATCCGGAAGGGAGGCTTCTTTTGCTACGCTCTCCACCAGTTCTTTCAGCTGGGCTTGTGCTTTCGCTTCTTTGAGTTGCTTGTTCTCCGACGATAGCGTTTCAATGAGTGTGTTCTTCTCTTCTAGCTTGACGCTCTCCTTAAATTCTTTCTGTGCGCTCTCAAACAGGTCTTTCCGATTTTCTTTCAGACCTTCGAGCGTGATGTCGCTCCACTTCATATCCTCATCACCCTTCTTATTCCGTTTAGATTCGATCAGTTGGACGATCTCACCGCCCCGTCCAGCCAGCGTCACAAAATCCACTGATATAACATCATCGATGGACTCAATAATTGTTCCTTTTCGGCCTTCCGCTTCTCCGTAGGCAGATGTGCCTTTTGCGCGGTGACTCACGCCGATAAACTCACCCATTTCCTGCACAGCATCTTGAAACGGATCAAATACCTTGGCATCCGCATAGACACCAGGACCCGACGGCCCGCTATCGCTGTAGTAGCCGTCCGATTGGAGTACACCAGCAAGGTCTCGGAGGGATCGTTCAGGTCGTTCGTAATTTTCGCTGGCCTCTGGATGGTCCCAGTACATTTGTGTACCAGCTTTGTACTTTGGAGCGCCATCACGCAAAACGGATTCGGCATAATAACCACTGGATCCCCACCCTGGACTGATCACCAGAATTGGAACTGTGTTATCACTCCGAATCCGCGTTTCGATGAGTTGATTGCTTTCCTCGTACTCACCCTTTTCTTTCTTTTGCGCCTGCTGCTCCTCTTTGGCCTTTCGCTCGATCTCGTCAAGTGCATCCTTGTCGTACTCTTTGACTTTCGAGAGAACAGATTGGATTTTCTTCAAGGCATCGTCCAGATCTGCCTCGTTCTTCTTAGATAACGCACGGCCCGCCTCAGCGATGTCTTTATCCTTGTCTCCAGACTCTCCAAGGCTGACGCGGCAAATAGCATAAGCTGCCTGCTCGTCGTGGCCTTGAGCTTGTACTTGATCCACGCAAGATTTTAGATCATCGCTAAAGCTCTCTTTCATAAAAATTGGCGTTGTTGTTCGCTTCATCGCTTATCACCCCCTTTTTCTCCGACGTAGACAGGTGCATCTGCACCCAGGAAACCGTAACGGGTGCATGTGGCCGCTCTGAAAGTCTTGGTCATTCGGTATCCACCCCTGATTCTGATTGTCTAAGCATCCATCACTGACGCGGGCATCTTCGGATGTTTGCCACGCCTTTTCAAGATGGATGCCTTTCTCGGCTATTTTGTCTGCCGCTACCTCGGATCCTTCCTCAAAAGCTTCGCCAATTTCCGTAACGGCCACCAATTCGGCTCGGTCGCGGATATGTTCTTGTCCGCGCCTCCCGCTAAATCCGGAAAAGGACTGTTTGATATCTCGTGCCAGTGCTTGGTAGCTCTTTTTCTCAGCCATGCCTTTTTCTAAGGTTCTCCGGATCCGCTTTCGCGTCGTTTCCTTGACCCTTGTCACCTGTGTGGCCGATCGGCTGCTGATGTAGTCCTCGGCTCGGGTGTTTTGGATCGTGAATGGCTGGTCCTCGTCGATGTCTGCCAACAGGTGCTTACCGCCCTCTTCCAACGCTGCGCGTAATCCTGTATCGATAACCTCTTTTAACTCATCATCAATGACCCGCTCGCTTGCCCGGGATGCACTGTTGTGGATGTCGTCAGAATCTGCCTCAACAAAAAAAGCACCCTCTGAGAGTGCGTCAATGCGCGTTTGATTCTTTTCGAGTTCTTCCACATAGGCATCAGCCTGTTTACTCCACACCTGCTTAAGACCGCGCTGGAGTTTCTTCTCGATCTCTTCGAGTGTTCTCCACTTTTTGCGAGTTTGAGCGGCTTCCTGTAGCCGATCAAACGCCTGTATCGCCCTCTCGTCTGGATGCAAGGTGCTTCACCGCCTCTCTCCACTCTTTCAGAGCTTCATCGACAAGGCCGTCAGCGTTGTCTGCATTCATGCCTGCGTCTGTTCCCGTGCTCGGCATTTCGTTCCCCTCCGGAAACCACTCATCCAACTTCTCGTCGATGTTTTCCTCGCCGAGTTCCTGCAGCAGAAGCTTCGTAGCATACCGCATCGGCATCGTGGTAGCTTGCTGTCCTTCCAGCGTCACCGCCCGCACGATCGCCCCGATCATTTCGGATGTATCATGGTCGAGCAAGGATGGGAAGCTTACATCGATGGACTCCTCAAAATCTGGCTGATGCTGCTTAATCGCATAGCTGATAATGTTCTGGAAGACGGTTTTCCAAAGCTGCTGACGGTTCCGGAACTGAAGCTCCATCGGTCGTTCCATGCTTTTTGCGGTCGCTAGGTTGCCGGTGCTCGGATCGCCCACGAGATAGTGGTAAAAGATACCTGTGGCCGCGCTTACCATGTGCACCATGTGCTGACCGTCTGCCGCTGAGGGTTGAGCTCCTGCTGTTTTGACCGGCTTTAACTCGTTTCCTTCGCTGCCCACAAAAGTACTGGCCGTTACGGGAGGTGGGTTGCTCTCACGACCTCCCTGGGCCCCCATCGTGCTATTTAACTGCTGCTGGGCTTGATTAACACCTTTCCTGCCACCTTTCGTGGTCATCTGCCATGCGAAACGACTGTGGGCTTTGGTGATCGTCGCCCAATTTTCGAGGAACTCTTTATACGCCCGCGCCCAATCAAGCGCGGCATAGATCTCGGACACGCCAAACTTTTGATCTGAGAGTTTGTTCGTGTGCACATGATAAACGACGGCATCCTGCCTTACAGGATAACCGCCGATCTGTTGTCTGTTATTATGTTGTCGGTCATCCACCCGCCAGTCTTTGTAGTACTCCACTTCCTGCTTGGCTTGGTAGTTACCAGTATCAAAATTCATGCGCTGCACCGTGCGTTCCCGCTTATAAAATAGCGGCCGCTTGGCATCGTCTGGATCCATGATAATGTCGGTGATTTCGTCAATCGGTATCGTGCGGACGGTCGTTTTCTTGGTGCTCCGATCCACAAACAAGACGAAAAAGAGATTGGCAAATAAGTTGAGTTCGTTTTCTTTCATCATCATGGCTTCGTGGCTGGTGAGCTCTCGTCGGTTTTCCTCGTCATAGATAAAATCATCGAGAATATCTTGCGTGGGGCTCTCCGGATCCGAACTCGTAAACTCGACCCCTTGGCCGAACACATAGTTAGACTGTGTGAGCACCGCACGCCTGATGAGAGGGTTCTTCAAAAAGAAATACCGAGATAGCTGATTGATGCGCTGTAATCCTTCACGACTAAACTCTTTTTCAGACTCATAGCTTAGCTTCTTCCAACCAGCATCCTCCATGGCAAACTCAAGTTCGGCCATACGCTCTTGCATCAGATTGATGGAGTCGTCTGCTCCTGCCGCATAGTTCCGGAGTTCGGCCTCGCTCATACTTTCGTATTTTGATGTCATTCACTCACCACCTTTCTGCAAACCGCTGTATATCGGCACAGCGTCCGAGATGTGGACCACCTCCTCAGTATGGGCTGATCTCTACGTCATCGTCATAGACAATCATGTCGTCTTGCTGAGTCATGAGCATTTCCTCGATTCTCGCTTGGACAACAGCAGCATAGCTTGTAACGTCCACCTGGTCATCATTTTTGCCATTAGGAAAGCCGAGAAGTTCTTTTTCAAAAGCCTCCACAAACTCTGCTGCATAGGGATGATACACCTGCCCCGCCTCGTACTTCGCGGCCATTGGCAGAGCCCTTGTAACCTTATCTTTATCCGGCTTGAGCTCTACCACCGGCAGTCCCGTGCGTTGGAGCGTCTGGTAGAGCGTCAGCCCCATATTCGCTGGCTCTACCCCTTGCAGGACCGGATACCATCGCTGGTAGGATTGCCTAAACAGTTCCGGTTGATCTGGCCCCTCCAACTTGTCTCGGTAAACATCAAGCAGCAGGAGCTCATGGTGAGGTGTCATCGCCCATGTCGCCATAACAAAGTAGTCTGCTGTTGTCTTGGTACTACCCGCAGGATCGCAAGTCTGGAAAATGTAGCAGTCATCTCGTGCAACCTTCCTATCTGTCGATCCAGGACGCTCCAAATAAAACAATCCGTCTCTCGCTGTGAAATAGCGAAAGTACGGACGCTTAAACAGATTGCCGTCGGCTGCTGCTGGACGCTGCTGATGCATGGCATTCCACTCATACGATCCGACAGTAGCTTTGATTTTAAGGAGCTCCTCTTTCGGGTATTTTTCGGGCCATAACGCCTCCCCTTCCTTCCGTGGATCTTCTGGATGGATCGGTTCTTCGGCGATAGCCGGTAAGTTGAGCACAGTCCACTGGTCAGCCTTCGGGTCTTTATCTTGCTTTTCGAGCAGCCTTCCTGCCAAGTCGTCCTCGTGCCAGCGCGTTAGTGTGATCAGGATTTTCCCGCCTTTTTCAAGTCTGGTATAAAACGTGGAAATGTACCAATCCCATATTCCCTCTCGAATCGTAGGCGACTCAGCATCCTGCCTGTTCTTAATCGGGTCATCAATAATACCGTATGTCATGCCCATACCGGTGATAGCTCCACCTACACCCGAACTCTTGTACGTACCTCGATGTCCTACAATCTCGAATATATCACTATTTCTTAAATAACTACCATTGGCCACCGAACGCACATTGGAGTCGTTCAACGTGGTCTGAGGAAACAAATCATGGTAAGTAGGAGAATCAACAATACGCTGCACATCCCGATTCATCCGGCTGGCTAAGTCCGATCCGTAACTTGCTGATATGATCTGAGCCTCCGGATCGTTGCCAAATATGAAAGATGGGAGCCTCCTACTGACGAGCTCAGACTTGCCGTATCGCGGTGGCATGAACACCATAAGCCGGTCGATATCCCCGAACACAAACTCATCCAAGTATGAAGCCAGTAGGTGGTGGTGCCAACTCGGGGCGTAGTCCGGAAATGTATACCTCGTGAACGGCATAATGTTTCGCCTCGCTATCTCTTGTCGTGCCTGCTCAGCGATCGTCTTCTTCTGTGCTGTGGTCAAGGTTGGCAAGGCGTTTCAACTCCTCTGTGCTGATGCTGGACATGTCGATGTTCTGGTTCGTGACTGTGCCGGAGTGTTCGACGTTCTGCTTGTCACTGTATTTCTCTGGCAGCCTGTTCTTCAGCGCAAAGATCAAGGAGGTGGGGTTTGGGTGTTCGTACTTTTCTACGGTGACGACATCTCCTTTGTTGGTGACCGTCTCCTCTGTGTAGTAATAGCCGGTCGCTCGACGGTGTAGTACATTCTCTAATTCATAGTCCGATACCTCTTTGCCCTTTTTTATGGCGGCTAAGAAAGCTGGATACTTCTTTTTCCACTCTTTCAGCGTTTGGTACGACACGCCAAGGTTTTTGCTTATTTGTTCGTCCGATAAGCCGTCTCGCTTCCACCCTTCGACCAGGTCCAACCGATCCGCTATATCCAACTCATCGTATTTGTTCTTTCGCCCCATTCCCTCACCTCCTTTAATCATAAAAAAAGAGCCTTAAAAGGCCCTGTAAGGAATGAAAATTTGATTTTTTTGAAACTCCAACAAAGTGATTGGTAAGTCATTACCTTCAAAAGCCATAAATGTTCTTAAGTGAATCTTGTTGTCTGCAAGAACCAACCTCGGCTTAGTGCTCGTTTTGTGCTGAAATACATTTTGATAGAGAAGTAATTGACCTATTGCGCTCATTTGAGCAAAAGGAGATGTATGAGCATTTTTAGAGTTAGGTTTTTTCACCTCATAAATAGTGGCACTTCCATCTTCGTGACGAGTAAGAATGTCCATAATGATTTGAGAACCCTGGAACCGTATTTGCTTTTGCTGTCCGATTGCAGTTATTTTACTAAGGTTTAACATATCGTTTATCTCTTCAAGATGTTCAACCAAATGAGCTTCAAAAGCTTTTTCGTTCCCTAAAAAATCTGATTGTATGGGCTGCTTTAGAATTTCATAAGTTTGTTCTCGAGACAAGTTCACATTACCCACCTACCACAGTAGACCCATTTATAAATTATGGAGAAGGGAAGTGGGTGCTTCCTTTTCGGCTGTACAGGCCTATCTCCATACCTATATTATACCATTTTGCAAGATGCGAGTGTTGATATAACGGCATTTTCTATTGGCTCTTTCCAGGGCTGAGCGCGCGGCTCTGTCATTTGTGCCCTGGAAGCAGACAATAAAAAGACGCGGCCAGGAAATCCTAGTCGCGCCTTGAACATGTGCGGGTGCGCTATACACGCATGCGGCAGCAATCATTCAGGAGGAATGGGGTTGCGCACCCGCGATATGTTGATTGCTAATGCACAAGCGCTCAACCAGACGCTCGGCACTAGGGTGCGGCTAAGCATGAGGAGTAGACCTCCCCGTTCCAGCCTTCCATACTAGCATTTTATAACCTAAAAAAGAGGGAAAACGGACATTTTCAAATTTTCTCGAAAGAATTTTGAATCTCTTCATGAGTCGCCTGCATGATCTGGTCTCTCCATCTCCTTGCCTGCCTTTCGCATATGCCGAGATGGTAGGCGATGCCCTCCCATGTTCGCTTGTTGTACGTGGTCCAGTATCGCATCATGGCCAGTCTCCTATACGCAGGCGGCAGCATGTTATACACTCGTTCTATGGCGGTGAGGGTAGCTTCTTTTTTGTGGAGCTCAGTGTCTGTGACGAGTCTGGTCGCAATAGCTTCTGTTGGCGCAGAGATGCGTCCAGACTTCCCGCCGTCCGTATTCTCGTCTACCACTTCCTGGTGTGGACTAATCAGGTCCATACGCATGTTGTGTACGTCCTTAGCTAACTGCTCATAGTTAAACCATAGTTCCTCCATTTGTTTGTAGGTGCTCCTCTCGATCGTTGTCATCCTACCCCTCCCAGAGTGTGATATACTAGCAGTAGGCGCTGCCGTCCTGAGAGGGGCGGCTTTTTTGTTATCTACTCCACTTCCAATTTTGCATTTTCGACTGGTTGTAGTGGATTTCTTCATCCAAGAGCGACCGTTCCACTGGCGGGCAGCGTTCCTCTATTTCCTCTTGAGTCCAATGCGTCACCTTGACTCCTGATCCCTCTGCTGGTTGTGTGTACTTGCGGTAGTCAAACATCGTCACACCCCTTCCTTGCCTCTTTTATCTCTATAACAACGTGGTCCTCATCCTTATCACAGCTTTTAATCTCGGCAACCGCTTGAGTAATCTGTTTGTCATCTTTGTATATAATCTTATTGAGTCCGTCTGTAACGCTTTTAAAGAGGTTGTCGATGTCGCCACGAACCTTCCCATGAATGTAAAAAGTGACATTAACAGCGACGTTTGCTGTCATCGGAGGCTGCTTATATTGACTCTTTGCCAGCCACCCTACACTGCTTTTGTAGTCTAAATATCTTTTGGCATTCGGTTTTACATGCGCCCCTCTACCGGTCATACGCACAGCAGGAACCGGCTTCCCTGGAATGGTGAGAGTAATCAATACCCATTCACCTGCCGCTCATGGTTCGTCTTGTTCTTGTCCATATATGCCTCTGTGATATCCTCCCAAGAAAAGCCGAGCATCTCGCCTAAACCTAAGAAATAACTGAAGGCCATTTTTAGAACAAAATACTCTCTCTCCTCATCTCCTTTTACACCTCTTAGCTCTGCAGCAACTTGCGAAACAAGGGTAAATTGCTCTGTGATATCATCAATCATGAAGCTGTGAAACTCCGATAAATCCCAATCTCCTATCTCGTCATCAATCTCCAACCCGATAGATAGCAGAAAATGCAGACAATCCACGTATTCTTCTAGCAGCTTATTTTCATATCCATCACCTATCACTCCGTCGCCTTCACACACCGCGCACGATTCTTGTATGACGGGGTCGATACTAGTCCCGTCGCAGTTATCGCATGCGATAATCTTCACAACTTCATTTCTTGGCTCCTGATCCTCGCTCCAGAATTTAAATCCACGCCACTCATTGGCGCACTCGCCCAGCTCTACGATCAGAGCCAGCACCTTGTCCGGAAGCGTATCAACGCCCTCCAGTCCCTTGTTGGCTACGATGTCCTCGTCAAGATTCCGCTGCATATCAAACAGTTGTTTTAGATCCATGCTCTGACCTCCAATACCTATGATGAAATCTGATAAACTCCTTGGTCTCCTTGTTAATCCACCGGTCTGCTATAAAGTTGCCGTCGATCGCCCCTGCCTGGTCTAAGGTGGGATTATCACCTACCGGCTCAGCCCGCAGATACTGGATATCCGCTTTTGTGCCGGATCGGTTGTAATCGTGTTTGCCGTTTAAAATCAATTCCTCTCCTACTTGAGGCTGCCTTTTAAAAAACGTCACCGACAGATCCTCGCCGTACTCCCCGATCGCCAGGCACTGCCAGATATAGTTACTCGTTTGCCTCGCCTCTTTGATCGTCACTCTCCATGTCGGCATCACTTTGCCCTCCTCTTTCAATAAACAAAAGTTATAGTCAAAGCCACCACGGTTACTGCGGACGACATCGCCATCATCTGCTGGATGTCCTTTTCTTTGCTGCTGATAGCCCCAATAAAACTGATAAGCATCATCAGGATCAGCAGCGTCTGGAATACGTATATCATCACTGCGCCCTCCTCTGGATCTCCTGATTACCCCTTGTATGACTCGGGTGCGTCAGCGTATAACGCTGCCCCAGCCATTCGATGACCGTCGGTGTGCCGTTTTTGGTTTTGATGACTTTGGGTGTCTCGCCGTGCATTCACTCGTCCTCCGTTTCAGGATCCTCAAATAGAATGTGCTCAACGAAATCATAATCTACGATTTTTATATTGCTGTTGTCTTTTAGCGTCAAATCCTCGTTATAAGCTTGTTCGTAGTATTCTAGTTTTGTTTTAAAGTTTGCTTTCGGGTTAATTATCCATTCAACTTCATTGCCATAGGCTTGCACTCCAATGATCATCCATTTTGCTTCATGCTCTGTAAAATAAGAGCGACCAACCCGTAACAATCCTTTCAGTGTCATTTCATGCATTTATTAACCCTCCCTCTCATCTCTGTCACACAAGGCACATAGTTTCTGGTTTAATAACGTCGGATGCCCGCATTTTGCGCAGTGGTTGATTTTATTCATCGTTTATTCCTCCCTTTTATTTCGCATCATCGGCGGATTTAGAAATATTCCTCATCATCTTCATCCAATCCCATCATCTCTATCTCTTCAGCCCACATTTTTATCTCATCCATAGGGACAAACACCATAACTTCCTGAAATCCATCCTCGCTAACATCCGGTGCCATTGATTTTTGAATAACCACTTTCTCTGTACCTTTGATTAGATACGCTCTCTGCATCTTCATTCTACTAATTCCTCCCTTTTCGCGTTTCACTTCGCATCATCGGCGTTTTACGCGTTACCCTTTCGGATTTCAGACAGCGCATGAAACGTATCTTTTTCTATTTCATCAAGTAACATAAAAACCTCTCTTGGTGTGTAGCCTTCATCTTTGACTAATCCAGTCATACCAGTGATAATTAGCTGCTGGTTCCAATTATCTAAATCTACTTTCGGTTTTTCTCCCATTACAATCACTCCTTTCACATTTTCGTTCTAATGCGCCACACGCCCAGCTAAAATCTGCTTACAAAGCTCCTGATCCTTGACTGGATGACCGGCAGCGTCTCTGTTTTTCTTGATCGTGGTGGCGTTGGTCTTTAGAATCTCGGATATTTGCGTGACCGTGTACCCGTTTGCTCTGTAATACACGTAAGCATCATAGTCAAAATTGCCTTTGTTGATTTGCTTAAAATCTTCGCCCAGCAACCTTGCGCCTATTTCCTGCAAACGTTGACCGGTGGGACAGTCCGATAAGCAGTTGTCTCTCATAAACGCCGTATAGACCTTGTGCGCCGCGTCAGATGGTTTGCCGCGCGGACAGTTATAGCAGATGGTATTCTCAATCTCTTTTTGCTTGTTCAGCAGCCTGATACGTTCCTCGGTGACTTGCATGCTTGTCCTCCTCCGCTTTTTGTAGTCGATTGAGCAGGTAGGCTTCCTGTGCCAAGAGCTGCCGGATCTTGACCTGCTGATGCTCCAGCAGTTGATCCTTTTCCTCCATTTCGAAGTCCTGTTCTCGTATTTTTTGCTTAAGTTGTATATTGCGCTTCACGATGCTCTCCTGTAGCGTGGCTTTCCTTAGCTGCATTGTTTGCCTCCTGTCTATCCAACCAGCGGCTGAACATTTGTATTCCATAACTAATGTCATCAGCGTTGTAGTCCTTAACACACTCTAAAAATCGTTTGTGCTCCAATATTTCTCCTGTTGTTTCGTAATGCATCCGCAAAAGGGTAAAAACAACTTTGTGCATCATACCGGCACCTCCTCTAGGTTGCTTTCGAGATTCAAAAACTTGTTGTGCTCTTTAACAAAAGCGAGTTCCGCCGTCCCGATTGGTCCGTTCCGCTGCTTAGCGATGATCACCTCGATAATGTCTTTGAGCTCAGACTCCTGGTTGTAGTAGTCATCGCGGTAGAGGAAAGCAATCACATCCGCATCCTGCTCTACGTTGCCGGACTCTCGAATATCCGACATCATCGGACGTTTATCTTGCCTCTGCTCCACCCCTCGCGAGAGTTGAGAGAGTAAAACAATCGGGATCTCCATCTCCTTTGCCAGCAGTTTGAGCTCTCGTGTGATATAACCGACTTCCTGGACACGGTTCTCAAATCTTCCGCCGCCGGTGATAAGCTGCAGGTAATCGATGATGACAATGTGATCCCCGTCCGGTTCTTTGTTTACCGCCTGCCGGATCTTGGCTCGGATGTCAGCGACCGTCCGATCGTTCTCATGGATGCGGAAATCCCACTTGCTAAGCTCATCCATGGCATAGATCGCTTTTTGGTAGTCCTGCTCTGCAAACAATCGTTCTGGGTCTCTCCACTTAGCCCCGTCGATATTCCCCTGTGCGCTAATCAATCGCTTGACCAATTGTTTTGCCCCCATCTCTAAGCTGAAGAAATGGCTTGTCTTGCCGTTTTTGGTCTGGGAGGAGGCTAACTCCAGCGAGAAGGCTGTTTTGCCCATAGAGGGGCGTGCAGCCACGATGATGAGGTCTGTCTGTTGTAACCCTCCGGTCATGCGGTCAAAATCGTATAATCCGGTCAGGTGTCCGGTGGTAACGCCGATACCGTGCATGTCGTCCGCCACCTCTAACACGACATCACGGAAGCTCTTGGAGTCTGCCGTGGATCGGATCTCCTCAACCTGATCCAATCGCTGTTTTAATGCATGCAGATTGTCCTCGGATACATCGTTGATATACTGGGTCGCCGCCCGCCGTGCTTCTTCCAACTTGTAATGCTCAATGATGCGCTGTTCATAATGCTTAAAGTGGGAGGTAGTCGGTACAGATGCGGCTATCTGGGCCAGATACTCTATTCCGCCACTTTGATCGAGTACCTCTGGATTCACACGGTCGATCAGCGTCATGACATCAATGCCAGTGCCTTCTTCTCTCAGTCGGACCATGCCCTCGTAAATAGTTTTGGTCGCAACGTGCTGCATCATGTCTGGTTCGATTCTGGATTCTTGTATGAGCGATGGCTCAAGGAAGAACGATCCTAACAGCGACTCTTCTAATTCTCTGCGGTCAGCCATGAGTATTCACCTGCCGAATCGCCTGCTTCATTTTGCGGCGGAACTCCTCTTTCTTTTCCTGTGGCACTTTGGCTGCCTCACGTTCCCACTCCTGCTGTTTTTTGAAATGCTCGTTGGGTTCAGGTGGGTAGGATGCTATTTCTGCCACAGTAGGCGGATATGGCTTTTCAGCAACGTATGCCTCCAGGTTCTTCATGACGCCCTTATAGTCCATCTTTTGGAGAGCGGCTATCAGGATTTCTATCTTCTTTTCTGTAAATTCTGCTCTTGGATAAAGCTGCATAATTGTGTCGATAACTGCAACTGCTTGCTTTCGCTCCATCGTTGCACCTCTATTCCTCTCTAAATTTAGCTAAAGGATCGTAATTGCTATTCTTGCCGCCATTTACAAGCTTGAGAGTTTTGTTATTCTCATACTCCCTTTGCATTTTTAAGGTGGAATACTTCTCCCTTAGCTTGCTTGCGGACAGGATGTTCGACTTCCAAAAGTCATTGTCCTGCGACCACATGATTAACTCTTGTATCTCCTTGCCTGGTCGATCGTCTCTCTCCATCATCAGCCGGAAGGTGTGCGCCCATTTTTCTAAGTTCGGCTCTTTCGCTCCCGGATCGTTTTCTTTTATTTTTTTAAACAGCAATTCCGCCAGCTTTAAATGGTGCGTCTCAAATTTCAATTTGGGACTCTCTTTCTTTTCCTCATTCTTTTCATTCTTCTCATTCTTGTTTCTCTCCATCAGCTGTGTACTAGCTGTGTACTCACTGTTACCTTCTCTATCTTTCGACTGGTAAGATTCCCATTGCGTAAGGGTTATTAGTGTGTACTTGCTGTTACCATGTCCGGTACTTATAGAGATCATGTCTTTTTTCTTTAACCAGTCGAGTATTCTTTGGATTGTTTTCGGGTTGGGCTCTTTCCATGCGCCTTGCTCGTAGTAGCCTATGCCTTTCGCTATCTTTCGGACGGACGTTAGATGCTGCCCCTCTTGAATCGTCAGTGTTGAACCGTCGCTCATTGGCACCACGTTTTCCTTGTGATTGACTTTGTACTTCAGAAACTGCCAAACACGATGATAGAGAGGCGGCATAAGCCATATCTCGCTTTCCAGTTCTTTGCGATAATCTTTGATATACCCCTTCAATAACCGCCTCTCCCTTCATGTTGTTTAATGCCACACTCTCCAGCCTTGCCGCTTTCTAGCATTGATCTCATCTTTTCTGAGCGGCTCGTACCGCCAGACCTTGTAGCCTTCCTCCCGTCGAAACAGCAGCAGCCACTTCCGGCGGCGTTTGCGTTTAGGCATGGTTAGTCCTCCTCACAATCTTCACAAGTCTGTGGGTGTCCAGGTTCTTGTTCGTTCTCTGTAATAGCCAGACCGCCGCAAACGTCGCACAAGATACCTTCCATAATCATTTCTGTAATATCTCCCATTTAGTTGTCCTCCTTGGTTTTACAAAGCGCATCCGGTCCATCCAATTCCATAAAGCGTAGACGCGGATGCACTTTGCTCAGATAAGCTTTTGCGTAGTCTTCGTATCTCCGGCGTGTCCAGCCCTGCTGCTTGGCGAGGGACTGGATCGCGTCCGGGATGCTTACTTTCACTTGCATCAAAACGGCAGGTCGTCATCATTGATGTCTACAGGTTGTCCCTGCTCTGTTTGAGGTGGCGATGACTGTCCTGATCCGCTGCCTTTGGGCTCGAGAAATGCCACCTGGTCTGCGACAACCTCTGTCACAAAGATGCGTTTGCCCTCGTTGTTGTCATAGCTCCTCGTCTGGATACGGCCGGTCACTCCCGCCTGGCTACCTTTACTCAGATAGTTAGCGGCGTTCTCGGCTTGTTTGCGCCATACTTGGCAGTTAATAAAATCGGCTTCCTGCTCGCCCGACTTGGTTTTAAAGGGTCGGTTGACCGCCAGGGTAAAATTAGCGACGGCCGTACCGTTTCCGGTGTATCGGAGTTCAATATCTTTGGTAAGCCTCCCCACCAGTGTCACTGCGTTGATCATGCTTCTGCCTCCTCGGTTTGCTTCTGTTTTGCGGACTCTTTCCAGCGGTGTAGTTTGTTCATGATTTGCTTAAAGTCGTTTTCTGTCAGGTTTTGCATGTTCGATACATTGAGATGCTGATACACATCGTTGGTGTCCACGCCCCTCAATTCCGCCAATTCTTGCGCTGACTCCTTAAGCTGGTCTGCCTGCTTTGCGGTCACCTTTTTAGGCTGCTGGTTGTTTTGTGGTGGCTGACTGGCACTGTTGCCGTCATCATCGTCTCCGGTATTAAGTGATAGGAAAGCACAGAGGTCATAACGACGAGCGTATGTGACGCCCGCCCCCGCCCCCTGTGGATCGTTTTTTGCCAGCCGTAGGGTAATGCCCTCGGACTCCATAAACTCCCCAGATTCGTGTAGCAGCATCGTTTTGACGGTCATCGTGCCATCGTCATTGGTGCTCGGGATCTGGAGTACTGACAAGCCCTGCTCGTGCAGGACCGGTCTCACCTCCTGGATGATCTGATCTAACGTGGCATAATTGGATTTGTGAAAAGGATTCTGGGCGTCCTTGGCTACTTTGCTGACGTTTTTGTTAAACTTGACCAACGCCGGAGCAATGTTTTCGATTGATTCGGATTTATTCATGGTCTGCCTCCTTAAAAGGGTCATCATCATGGTCTCGCAGGATTGCCTCATATCCTTTGAGGACATCGCGGGCGTCGTTTATGTCGTAAGGCAGCGCCTTTAATTCCGCTTCCAACTTTTCGTATTTGCGGTAGTGATCCTCCAGCACCCGCTTTTGTGCGCGATGCTGCCGGTAGATATCTTTCATAAATGATTCGTTCATAGTCTCACCTCATCAAAACGGGATAGGTTCCGGACGATTGCGGCAGATAATCACATAATCGCCGTTTTCGTAATCGCGGATTTGTTGTCTTGTTTTCTCTTCCAGTTCTCTTGTATAATGAGGGGAGTAGGTACTAACTAACTCCCCGTTGAAGGTCGGCCCCGCCAGGTCGTCCTTCTTTTTTTGTGTCTGATTCTTCATCAGATGATTTCCTCCTCATATTCGATATTTTCGAGAACGTTATCCTGCAGGCAGTGCATGTCGCAAAAGTGGATATCGTCCATCACAAGCGTTTCTGTGCCTTCTGTGAGCGTCTTGCCACACTGCGCGCACTGCTCAACTCGTGGCCGGTCCATCGGATCCAAAACCGGATGCTGGTCGCTGATAATCGGGTTCTCTACATGCTCCATGCTAGCTCCTCCTCTTCGATAAATAACTGGTTCAGGTCGGGCCAGTGATTTAGTGTGTAAGAATCTGGCTCGTCGTAATGCGTAGGACCTCGGAAAATGGCTATGCCTTCTTGTGTGTCCGTAGCTTCTGTCACGATGACATCAAGTTCGCCGTATAAAAACTTCATGCTCAACACCGGTCTCTCTTCGCCTTTATAAAAAATCTTAGGCTGCTTCATCTTTGATAACCTCCTCATAAAATAGTCCGGCAAACGCTGCTACAATAACGCCGCTTAAAAATATGGTCATGCTATCCCTCCTAAAATGGCGAATCCGATATATTGCGACAACTGCGATATGAACTCAGTGATCTGCTGCACGTTAGCCACATCAGCGCCGATCATGGCGGCGATCAGTAAATCATTGGCGTTGGTCTGCTTAGCCCAGTTAACGGCGTCATCCCAAGTGACCCTCCTACTCCCGTTCTCCAGTCTTGATATGTGAGTCTGGGTATAGTCCATACGGATCGACAGCTCTTCTTGTGATATGCCTGCACGTTTTCGGGCTTTTCTTAGCGTCTTTGTTATCTCCAAGTTCCTCACCTCCTCTCATGACGTCCTGTCATATATGACGAGGTGTCATCACATAACCGGGCATTGGTTGTTATACTACATATAGTTAGTCAAACCGACTGACGCTTTTTCCTCTCCTCCTCCAGAATTCGAGGCACGGTTGTCTTAAGAAAAAACCTCGCTACACTCCTCCACGTTGCATCGCTCACCTTGTTGCTCTCCATTATTACCCCTCCTAGGGCGTCGTTGGCGCGGCGCCTGGGCTTCTCTTTTATTTATTGACTGCAAACTCTTCCAGCAATATATTTGTAAATTTGACCTGTCCTTTGCCGCTGATCAGTGTGGTAAAGCTCTCTACATCACCATGAGAACGACTGATGACCGTTGGTGATACGCTGAACAACCCCTGTTCAATATATTTCTGTTTTGGATTGTTTTTCTCTCTCCCGTGCTTAATGAAGTATCCATTTTCTCGGAACCACTGAAACAGCTTGTTCCGTCCGATACTGACGCCGTGCTTGTCGTAGATCATCTTGGCGAAAGCACCGATGTTGATAGATGCGTCTGAATTAGAAACTTGCTGACCGAATCGCGTATAAGGAAGGTTCTGCTGCTTCTCCGATTCCAATGCCTCGATTTTCTGCTGCTGATACTGCAAAGCTCGTTGGATGACCATTTCAGGATTGTTCCATCGCTTTTCGACTTCGATAAAATACTGTCGGGCTTGCTTTCCTTTTTCGGTGCGTTGGAGCATGGCGATTTCTTTTCCCATATCTAGCTTTAGATGATGGTCTGTTGATGTCGTTTCGTTACCTTGAGCTGTCGTCCATTTTTGAACAACAGGTATAAAATCAACATTTTCCTCAAAACCATAATCCGCCATGCGCTTAAACCAGTTGTCGTATCTTGTCCCAACCTCCATAAATTCATGAAGCTCGCGACCACTTACTAAAATGTCCTCTTTGTTATCCCCGCTGAAAGTGTTAATTAGTTCCGTCATTTATTGGCCTCCTTTGTTTTAGTCCAGATGTTTACGACATTTGCGTCATAGCTTTTATGCAGTGGGTAGGAACATATCCTGCAGAGTTTGTGCCAATCCTCGGACTTCCAGGAGCAGCGCGGGCAGTTCATTAGCTCACCCCCTCTCGTTCACCTCTAGTTAACTCAGTAGTCAAAAAAATTTCATCTGGTTTTTTGTTGAAAACGATAGCGATCCTAACGGCCATATCATAGTTAAGTCGTCGTTTACCGTTTTCAATCATCCAGTAATGCTCTTTAGATACTCCGATTTTCTCCGCCACCTGTTTATAAGTGAGTTTGCTTTCCAACCTCAACTCTCTTAGTTTTTCGAGTTTCATGTGATCACCTTCTTTCTTGTTAACTTGAGGTTAACTACATCATAATTCACTAATAGTTAACTGTCAATGCATTTGAGCAAAAAAGTTCCGAATTAGTTAACTTTATTTCAATTAACAAATAGTTAACCTATAATGGGGTGTAAGAATTGATTAAGGAGAAAACTTTTATGGATGGTCAGAGACTAAAGAGATTAAGAAAAGAAAGGAATCTAACTCAACAACAGTTGGGAGAGAAGATTTTTGTTTCTAAAGTTTCTATATCTGGTTACGAAAGTGGAGAAAGAACTCCGGACACAGATAACCTTGGTAAGCTTGCTGATTTTTTCGAGGTCACGACAGACTACCTTATGGGACGCACGGACGACCCTCAAGGAAACCTGAACATAAGTTTTAGCCGTGGTAAGGATCAAGACATGTCTGAGGAAGAGCTGCAGGAAGCTATCGATATCTGGAAAGCTATCAAGCGGCAGCGCAAGGATAGAGAGGGTCAGTAGTACCCTTTTTATTTTTACCGCATGCTGGTAGATTATAGATAAGAAAGATATTTTAAACATTAACGGGGGTTGTTAATCATGGAAGAGGTAGTATGGGAAGGAAGCGCGTCGCCGTGGTCCGCAGTCACAGGGGTGGACATATTTCTTACTTTGTTAACTTTAGGTATTTGGATCCCGATTCCACTTATAAAAATGTATTTAGTGAAAAACAAAGAATATAAAATAACGAACGAGCGGATCGTCATTAAAGAAGGTATGGGAAGCAGCAGCGAAAAAGAGGTTGAGTTATATCGGATTCGTGATTTCAACGTAAATCAATCATTTATGCAAAAAAAGTTCGGAATTGGCGATCTGAAAATATCCAGCACCGACGTATCTATGGGGTCACTTTACATGAAAGGTGTGCCGAATCCACAGGAGATGAAAGAAAGCATACGCGAAAACGTAAAGCAGGCGAGAAAAGAAAACAATGTATCTGTATCGGAGAATACACGCATCTAAGAATAGCCCTACCTGGGCTTTTCTTTTCACCATATAACCGAACATACGTTTGATAAGGAGGATACTATGTACTACTCAACCAATGCTGAATCATGGCTTATCCAGGAATACGAGAAACGAGGCATTACCAGCGCCAGTACGCTTGCCAGTCAGAGGCTTTCAAAAGCATTTAACATCCAACTGTTTTCCGCTCCACAGACGCCGTACAGCTTTTATGATGAGGAGGACGGCATGATCATGCTGGACATTACGACTGATGCCATGCAGCAGCGTAAGGACTTTTTCCACGAGTTCTCGCACGTACTCCTGCATGCGGGCGATCAGCGATCATTGCCGGAGTCTCTGATTGACTATCAAGAGTCACAGGCCCGCTGGTTTAGCCTGTATGCCGCGATGCCGTATCACATCCTGCAAGGCTATCTGGATCAGGAGCCTGCTGTTATCGCGCGTGCCTTTGGTGTGCCGCTGAGCATGGTCAAGGAGCGCCTGCAGCAGATACAAAACCGACAACTCGTAAATAAAGTAGACAAAATCGGCAGCCAGCTACCGGAAAAGTCGGCGGGGTATAATCCTCGGGAGTGGTCGGCGGATACGCGGCGGGTTATGGCTCAGCTACAAAAGCAGACTGGGAAAGGGGTATACAACCATGTGGGCTTACAACACAAATATTGACGGTGTGGACGTGACGTCTTATGTCGTCGTGATACCGGATCTGGAAGAGGACCTGGTAACGTATAAATTAGATGAGGATATGTATGCTATTGACGAGGAAGAGATGCTGGATCGGGTGTCTCTGCGAATTGATAAGCAGTTTTTGCTGACAAATCCGTATGATGAGAGCGGAAGGGAGTTTTGCATATACGTCAAACAGATCCGTGAGCAGATTCCCACCGAACATATGCACGGGTTTATGCAAATCGACTCGTTTATTATCGCGGTCGAGGATCTGGAAGAGGTATGCAGCCTGACGCCCAACCTGCGAAAGTGTTCGAGTTACGAACAGTAGCCAAGAGAGACAGCACTACTGCTGGTCAGATATTACACTAATAATGAGGTGATCGTATGGCCAACATCGAAAAACGCGGAGAAGGACGCTATCGGCTAACCGTCTTTGTTCGTTATGACGAAAATGGCAAGCAAGTGCGCGAACGGAAAACCGTATCTGCTAAAAACGTGACAGAAGCAAAGAAGATGCTGACGCAGTTTGAAGCCGACATTCTGGGTGGAACGTATGTGAGGCCGGAAAAAATGACGCTATCAAAGTTTTATGACGATTGGCTGCACAAGTATGCTGAGGATGTTTACGCTTACGATACGATCCGAAGCCATAAGCTTCACCTCATCAATCGTATACTGCCTGCGTTTGGACATAAAAAACTATCAGACATAAAAACGATCCATGTCGTTAATCTCATCGAAACCATGAAAAAGCCAGGATCGCGAATGGACGGAGGAGAAGGACCGTGCTCTACAAGCTCCATCCGAAACATGCATAAAGCCTTTACCAGCGTGATGGGCTTAGCTAAACAATGGGGATTAGTACGAGAAAATCCTTGTGACGGTGCTAAGCCACCTCCAATGAAAAGAACAAGAACAGAAGTGAATTACGATGTCGAGACCATCAACCGTATTGCTGAGTGCATCAAGAGAGAATCCTTGGAAAAGCAGGTGTTGTTCTGGGTAGCATTTATTACATCTGCACGGCAAGGAGAGATATGTGCATTAGAAGAAAAGCATGTACTTAAAGAGCAGCAGGCTATCTATTTTGAGCAGTCGTTGACAGAGGTTGTGGGAGAAGGGATCAAAATTAAATCGATCAAAAACAATCTAGAAGGAGCAGCGGCAATTCCCACCGGATTGATGGACATGATTGATGATCTCCTCAGACAAAGAAGAAAAGAAAAAATGGTTATGAGGGACAAGTGGCTATATCCTGAAACCATCTTTGTTTTTGCTGATGAAACAGGCAAGCCGCGAAGACCGGACTCTATCAGCCAATGGTGGAATCGATTTTTGAAAAGGTACAACCTTCCTTATATGAGGTTTCATGATCTGCGGCATTTCTCGATCACCTATCTTATAGAGAAGAACGTACCGATGAAGTCGATAAGTGATCGCGCAAGGCATGCTCGAATCGATACGACCATGAATCTGTACGGGCATAAAATCATCGATGTAGATCGCTTGGCTGCATCCCATTTTGATTCGTTTTTACCCCCAAAATCTGTGGATAAATAA